GCTTGACCCGAAGCAAGCGCTCCCAGCTTACGGCCCGTGGTGTCATCGGCGTTGACCAGCCAGATGTCGCCGTGCCGGTCGAGCCACTCCCTCTCGGCGGTGTCCGGCATTAATTGAAGTGCCAGCCAGTCAATGTAGCGCAGGGTCAGATGAGCCAGCGCCGCCATGGCATCGGCCATGACACGCAGCACGCTATTGCTGACGAACGATGCGCGACCCAAGCTCGTGGTGATCTCACCCCGAACCGTTTCGCGAACCGAACGCAGCGAGGGAGTTGACCATGGCATTGGGTTAAATCCTGATTTCTTCCCACAAGTCGTGGAAGCGCAACTCGATCTGCGGAAGCGGCCCCCGATAAATTCGCACCGAGACGTTGATCCTCTCGGTGCTGCCTCTTGTTGCCTCGACTTCAATGCTGCGGCACATACGCCTGTCGATCATCGGCTGGAGCGCGATCCGGCAATACTCCTCGGCCCTTACCAGCGTGGAGCCTTCTCTTGCTTCTGCTGGCGTGATCTTGGCCCGGCTCAGCAGCCATATCTTAGCTCCTATCGGCCAGCCATCCCAGATCGTCTCGGCATCCATGTCGCCCCACCAGCCGCGCCGGTCTGTGCTGTCCGGGTCCGGCAAGATATCGTCCGGTTCGACCAAGGCATGAGTCAGCAGCGCGACTTTGACGACGTTGACCAGTTCCTCGGTTTCATCGAGCGTGTTGTCAGGCTTCAGCAGCCAGTCCATCCAGATGGCGTGAAGGCTCACGATGTTGCCTTCAAGGTCCGGGCCGGTCCCGTCAGTATCCCTGATGTTGATGACCCTGATCTCTGCCATATCACACGCTCAGGGCCACGACGTTTCGCTGCATGAAGGCCGGATGCACGGTGTCGTTCTCTGCGATCAGTTCCTCGCTGCGGGACGGGTCCGCATAGATGCGGTTCGACATCGTCAGCGCCGGATAGTTGATCGGGAACTGGTAGTTCACGATGCGAGGCAGGACACGCCGCGTGGCCGCCAGATGCTGGATCATGAGAGCCGCCAGCGCGACGAAATTCCTGTTGTCGGAGACAACGAAAAAGTCCGCCATATCCAGCTTAATGTCCTCAACAACCAAAGCCATCCGGTCGATGACAGCATCAACATCGCTCTGACTTTTGAACTCCATGGCGGTGATGATCTTCGACTGTTGGGCAAACGAAAAGATAATCGCCGCGTTCACGACGTTGCGCCCCAACGAATAAACCGGCGCTTCCGTAGACATCGTCGTCCGCACGTTGTCCATCGAGTCCAGCGTGGCACCAGCCAAGAAGGCAGTCCTGAAACAATCAAGAAGCGCCAAGCCAAGCACCCGTTGATCGATCAGGTCGTTGAAGTTGGCCATGTACCGGCCCATAGCTCCCCGCAGATCAGCGCCAGCCTGACCCGACGCCGACAACGGAAAGGTGATCAACTGAGTCATAATCCGCGCTGAGATGGCTTTAGCTTCACCGCGCTCTGACTGAATCATATTTCATCCGTGCGGAGTTTGGTGTCGGGTTTTGGTGGCGTATCGACAACGACGGCTGCGTCCTTCTCCGTTTCCACCGCCTTGTTTTCTGTCTGAGCCTTGCTGTCTGTCTGCTGCACCGTATTGCCGGAACTGCCAAGCTCGACAAACGCCATCTCGAATGTGCAGTAGCCACCACGTTCGCGTGTCTCGGTCACCGAGAATCGCTCGCAAATGAACTTCCGTGGCTCTGCCAGATACGGGTCGATCAGCGTACCGCCTTCGCCCTCCAGAGCCTTCACCAAGGCCCGCTTGGTCAAGTGGTAGTTCGGCCCGATCAGGTAGCCGGTCATCTGATAACGATAAGCGTGGCGGCCCATTGCCTCTGCAAAGGGTTCGTCACGCTTTGGATATTCGTGCAGCACAGTGCGCTGGCCGCCGCTGCGGGCTTGCTGCTCGACATGAAACCGCACACTGGCAAACGAAGCCGGGACCAACCTCATCCGCCATGGTGCGGGGGCTACCTCTCGGATGGTTGCCATTTTATGTCGGGTCCGCTTTGGTCAGGATCGGCACCGTTGACCAGCACCCGCCTTCATCGACAAAGATCGCGTAAGCCCCAAACTTCATATGAACGTGGCTGTTGTCCACCACCATCGATTTGCTGGTGCCCCCGTTCTGACAAACGATCTTATCGCCCTTAATGATCACCCGAAACGTGCCGCCGCTCTCGTAAAGCTCCCAAGTGTTGCTACCCTTGTCGTAGTGGCCAACCATCTTGTCGCCAGTCCGAAGCTCGATGCGCTCTTTCGTGACGCGAACCTCGGTGTTCACCGAGTCGCCCTCGTGCTTGTACTTTTCTTTCTGCTGGCCGCCGGACGTTTCACCGGCACGGGTTGCCGCCGCCGGTCCAGAGGACTGTCCGTTGGACTCCTTCTTCTCGATCTTGTGGGTTTGCATTTTCTTGGTGACGTGACGCAGAGAAGCGAACCGAGTCTTGTTGTTCTTCTTATCCTTGACACTAGGACCGTCGAGCGAGACCACATAAGTCCCGTTCTCCTTGAACAGCACCATCTGCTCTGAACCATCCGGCGCGTAGTGAGCGCCCTCACCCTCGCTCATGCCATATGGCCGCACCCGCCGGTCATCGACAATGCCAACCGGATGCGAACGCTGGCCGTTGAGATAGAGCATGACGGCTTCGGCGGCTGCTCCCTTCGGCTGGTCGTCGTTGAAGTCAACCTCACCAGTCATGTTCCTTTCCGGCGTGACCTCTTCCTTCTTTTTCTCGGTCGGCTTTTTCTTCTCTTCCTCCTCCTGCTTCAGCGGAAAGGATGTCATGCCAACCATCTGCCAGCGTTCGAAGTCGGACGGCGTCTCGCTGTAATAGACATCCGCCTGCTTCACCTCTTGCATCAGATGGTCGTCATCGAACTCGCGGATGGTCGCCCGCGACATCGACATCTGCGCCTGCCGCGCCACTTGAGACAATGTCGTTCGGATCGCCATTTTTCCCTCAAATATCCGTTGGTGGATTAGCCGCTGGTAAAAAATCGGTGCCGGTGCTGGCGGCGGCGGCTGCTGCTGCTGCTGATCTTGGGTCAGCCGGAACGCCCGCACGCATCGCCGTGTCGTTCATCAACTCCAGAACAGTGCGGCTACCATGTGCGTTGTCCTGCGTGAACGTCACTGACTTGGACGTTAATTTTTCCGATCCATCCATGATCAGCATCGGTGAGATAACACGGACAGGCTGGTTTTCCTCCCACAGCCCACCGCTTGGCTTCAGCCAGCCATGCACCGTCGCGAACACCGTGACTTGATCGTTCGCCATAGTGTCGTGCTCCATGTTTCCACGACCCTTGAGATGGTTCTCGGTGAAGGCTGGAGTCTCAAGCGGAATGATCTGTGGCCGATACATATTCAAGCCTTCGATCAACTTATTAACCTTTATCTGAGCGGCATCAGGGCCGCTCGACGTGTTGTTGCCGGGACGTTGACCGGACGTGATCACCTTGTCAGCCATGTGCGAGTTGAAGATGATCTCGCGGCCCTCGATAATGTTCTTACCTTCAACCACAACGTCCCCCTCGCCTGAGGGCAGGCCGACGTTCGCGACCAGATCGCCCATAGGGGTGCTGCCGAACTTGACGTTCCCCAAAGCCCGCAGCGGCAACTCCAGCGCCTCCATAATCGACATGCCGTGCGGGATAGAAATGCGAGGAAATTTAATCTGCGGTAGCTGCCCGCCCCTAACAATAAAATTCATCTTCGGAAGCACCGGCTTCAACAGGGAGCGGGCGAACTGTTCGTAAGTGACGTTCTTCCACTCCATCGTTTTGGAGGCGACCCCGGCATGCTGAAGGTTCTCGGTCTTGCCGCTGCCTTGAATTTCAATGTGATGCCGGTGGGCGTCGTAGAACACTTGCCGCGACGACACATAGCCATAAACGACAGGGATACCGGCAAGCCTAACCAGACAAATATCGCCGGGCCGGATACGCAGCGCCGCGTAATTCTTGACTAGCGGCATTCCTTCGGAACAAGTAAAGCGAAAAATGCGATGAGGGGTCTCGATCATTTGCACCTTCACCGACACGGTTTCCCAGTCCCGGTAAAGCTGGCCGTTGATTTCGAGGACGCATGACAGATTATCGCTGCTGTACCCAAAGGCCCGCAGTGGATTAGGACGTGGAAGCGGCACCTCTGCTTGTGTCGTTCCCTTGACAGTGACCTCTGGTAGCTCGACAACATCATCAGCCATCTTAGGCGGTCCATCTGGTGTAATCAGAACTGCCGGGGAGCACCGCGTTGCGATGCACGGACGACCCTTGAGAGAAACCCGCTGTCCTAAGTGGAAGGAAAATCTCGCCAGCCTCCTTCACCCTTTGCATCGCGCCGAAGTCCACGCTCGCCTTGACGTTGCCATCGCGGCGAGATGACTGAGGGCCGCCGCCTCTACTGTTGGCTCTATCGAGGGCTGGCCGATACGAGAAATTCGTGTCGGTCGGGAACGACTTCATCGAAGGATAGCCGAACTCCTTCGCCAACGGCGCATTGATATCGATGCCGCGCTTCGTCCACTTCGCCGGGCC